ATACAGATTGCTGAAGAGATCTTATTCGACTGAATTAGTCTCTTCGGTTAAACCAAAGTAAATGATGCTGGCGATGAGGCTTCCTAAAAGTACCCAAAGTCCTACCGTGATGATGATGCTTCCGAATAATACGAGAGCAAGAAAGCCGCCTATAAGTAGGGCGGCGATCACGACTGCGATACTGGCTTTCAGGAATTTAGCGATAGCATTCAGCATTAGCTGAAGAGGCTTTCACCGGATGCCTCATCCTCTTCTTCTGTGACTTCTTCTTTAGCAGCAGGTTCTGCTGCTTTAGGGATGTCTACTACATTAGCTTTTTTAGCCTTGCTCTCCCTGGTATTTGCAGGGGCAGCATCTGTCACTTCTACTTCAGCAGTAGTCCCGTTGTCACCGCGTCCACCGATGAAGTTAATTTCGCCCAAGGGGCGAGTAATACCGGTTGAAGCTACGTACATACGTACGGCTTCTTCCAGCTCACGTTGTTTTAATGAAATTTGCATGATGGGTCCTATGATTGATATAAGATTATTTGTTTAAAGGTATCGAGTGTAATCCCCGCTTCGATGGTAGCGACTGCATCAGCCATGTGCTCTGCTTTGGCTTCTGTAATCAGCGTGGTACCGTTACGGGTATAAGTGGGCCAGGGGGCTTTGGGATATTTTTCGGTTGCCCATCCAATCATTTCTTTTTTACTGGCAGCCTTATTTCCTGCTGATGCCAGCTTCACTTCTGTCGGGGTTAGTTCCATGAATGGGATTCCCTGCGCTCGCAGGCTACCTAGAATTCCTATGCAGATTCCGTAAGAAGCCATTGCGCGTGCGCTCTGACTTCCAATTGGGACCTCTACGAATACAAAGCCCCCTTTAGTGGCTTCACCTAATGCTGATGTAGCCAGTTGAACGGCTACGTCGATATCTTTACTATTTTGGCGTACTTGCTTGCTCTTCTGTTTGGTAGGGCAAATAGTGCTTAATGCGTAAACATCAAGCTTGCCAGTATCTGTGTCGAGCCAAGCTTTAGCGATCCCCCAGTTGTTAAGTGAGGGATCAAAGCCAGTGCAATGTACTAATGCCATTAAGAGAAAATGCTCTGCGCTTTAGGAGCAGGCGCTGCGGCGTTACCGGTTTTGGCGGCAAAGTTACCAGTTGTTACATTGGTGTCCTTGCTGGTCAAATCACGAGTCACGCCTTTGTACTTGGCCACCCAGCTATTGTAGAACTCAGGGGCTTCAGCTTGTGCGCGAATCTCAGTGACAGTCATCAGATCACGAGCACGGAAGAATTTAACTACTTCATTTTCTTCGCGTGTTTCGCCAGTCGGATGATAAGCACCGTCATCGCCTTTAGCTTGCTTGTCCACTACCTGGCGCATTGTGCCTGCAACGATTTCCTGATCGATCAGATCGACCAGTACTGGCATTTCAGTAGCAATGTCAGCTTTAGTATCATAGTTATAGACATTGATAACTTTCTGCTGTGGCTCGATCTCACTGATTTCTTTCGCAACAGTAAGTAGGGCCAGGCTGTTTGCCAGGTTAAAGCCAGGAAGATATTTCTTCTCGCCTGTCTTAGTAGAGTAAAAGTTCTTGTTGCCTTTGGCATCACCTGACGTCATCCAGAGAGTCTGTCGAATGGTGGAACCAGTTTCAGTGGCAAGATGGAGCACCAAACTCAAAGCACCACCTTGGGATTTAGATAAATATGCCATAGTGATTTTTGTTCGGTATGCGTCAGAGTCCAGCGGTCCGCCGCCTCCGAGTACGTCAGTTTCGTCAGCGATACTGGCGTCAGTTTTTAAAGATGATAATGCAGTCATAGAATGACTCCTAATTGGTTAATTGTGATAATGCTATGCAGCAGCTACTTGACCAGAAGTACCGTAGTACTCATGTAAGCGGTCGAAGACGAGCTGAATGTTATTATCGATGAAGGTTTCCTGGGTCTCGAAGAGTCCCAGAGGTCCGCGTAGTCTTTCGCCTACAGTCTTGCGCGTAAGCTTGGTTTGAAAGACATACTTGAATCCCAGTATTTCCTCTTCCTCGGTTATGTTCAGCAGATCTGATTCATAATCAGAGAGATCTTTGACTGACACTTTCTTGGATGAGATTACAACTGAGAAATATGACTCGATGCCATTGTTCTTGAGAGAGCCTTTAACAGGCACTTTAGTCTCCATCACCATATCGCTTTCATTAAGTTGGTCTAATGTGTGTGCGATAAAGATGACATTCTTGGTGGAGCGAGCTACATACATTTGCATCAGGTCTTTGAAGAACTGGGCGAAATCTCCCCAGGCCTTTTGGCCATTAACTGCGTTGCGTACGTAGACTGACTCATACATATCCATTAGATAGGTCTGAGAGTCCACCACAATAGTGTGAACATCTGGCTGAGTTTCAGCGTGATCAAAGGCTTCGAAAACCTGCAGGGGGTCTGTGATAGTGAATTCTTTGAACTGAGATTTAAACGGTAATCGCTTACCGGCCTCACAATTCAAGTACATCACTCCTGCAGGATCCCTTAGCCCCATGAGAGACGCTGATTTACCTGAGGCTGATTTGCCTCCGAGTAAAACTAGGTGGTCATTTACTTGGGTTTGCATAAGGTAATCCTTCTGTATTTTTTCGCCAAAGGGGCAGGAAGCCCCCTTAATCATTTACGCGAGATCGCTTTACTAACCGTCGCCATGATTGTGCTGACAATTTCCTGCTCAGTGAGCTTGTCTGCCAGCTTGTCATTCAGGTCGGTAACGCGTTTGAGGATTCCATCAAAGTCAAAGCCGCCGTCAACAAGGATCATGGCGTATCGCAGAAGCATGTTGTTTCTATTACCGTCACCGGTATTATTCATAACCCAACGCTCTAGGTTATCCATGCCCTGCTGGTCAAGTACTTTGGCTTTAAAGGAATCGTTCTTTGAGGTCTTGGGTATGAACTGGAGGATGTCGAGTAATTCGCCGTCCTGGTATTCATACTCACCGTCATGGGAGAGCCATTTACGTGCTCGTTGTCCTGTTACCTGGTCAATGCCTTCAAAAGGAACCCAGGTAAATATATTCTTACTGAATTCTTTGAAGTCATGGGCATCAAGTTGGAGTTCGTAATTGGTCGGCAGCAGTATACGAAAGCAATGGTCGTTTTCTGTATGACTGCGTGTGGTGTAAAACAATGCTTTGTAATCCTTAAGCAGCAGTTTAGCTGTGCTTATGTTTACTCCATGGTCAATATCTAATACCACCATATTAAAGCCAGGTAACGCGGCATCTTCACACCGGTGACCATTACTAAAGTGATGATTACACCAGTGCATACCTTTTTTCTGGGTAAGCTTATGTAAGTCGTCAAAATTGGCAGTATCAGGTAAATAACCTTTAGCTATATCTGTGCTATAGCTAACAATCATTTTACTGAGATCTGTTTTCTTCAAGGTTTCGCCGCTTATAAATTCAATACCGTCATTAAATGCTCGTTTAATGATGATGTTGTTTTGGTAGCCGTAGGCGATAGCCAGTTGCATCATTTCTTGTTTCTTGGCATTAGTGCCAGTATAGAAAGGAAGGTCTTCTACCAAGTCAGGCTGAGTAGCACTGCGAGGTAAATCCGCAAGGTACTTGGCCAGTTTTACGTAAGGGCGGTCACGGGTAAGAATGTTCTGAAAGGCTTTGCCTGACTCCTCTGCCAATTTAATGGCGTAGTAGGCGTGGTCTTCAGTTATCTCGGGAGAGCCATCAATGAAGGCGTACGCACCGGCTAACTTTAATGCTTTAAAGTGCCTGTGCGAGATTTCCGATTTGCGCATGGTTTCGTGTTCAGAAAAATCAAGAGCTAAATCGCCACACTGAATTTCATATTCAGTGAAGAGTATTTCTACATCTTCAGATATGTTCAGTGTGGTGCCTACGAAGGCCATATCAGCAAGCCTACCCAGTTTGTCGGATAGAGCTTCAAGGAAAGTAGAGGCGTTACCGCAGGTACGTTGGTCGTACAATTCCCTGGCAGTCATACCTGACTTCTTCCTATGGCTTTTTGAATAACCAAAGAAGCAGCGTCTTCCGTAACCTTCCTCGAATAAAGCGACGAACTCCTCTTCTTTTCTACCTCCATCGAGTAGACTGGCGGGGGTGCCAAATAACATCATGTTAGATGGCGTACGTCCTATGATTTCTTCGTAGCGTTGATGCTCGGTAGTGCCCTTCACCAATTTTGGTTTGATTGTACCGATGTCATACAACTCCAACATAGGCGCGAGGAGTTCCCTTATCTCAGTGAGATTTGAGCCTATTTCATCTACCATAAGATTCATGGAGCCTGCGTTTGCTAGTAGCAACTTTTGGCGTACGCTCTTTAACGCTGGCGCAGTACCTGAATCAAAGCTGAAGAATAAAGGCCCAATGTCATCGTATTCTTTCTCTGTCTTGGTTAATTCAACATCAGGGTCAGAGCCTTTACGGATAGCGCGTTGATTCGCTATTTTAGGCAGGTTCTGTTGGGCAAGCCCCGGTAAAGTAGAGTCAGTGAAGTTACTACGGAACTGATTAATAACCTGCGACTCAATCAAGTTAGTTGAGTAACCTTTACCAGATCCTGATACTGCGAGGTTAATGGCGTACATAGAGACAGGAATTTCATCCCGGTCCCTGGTCACTATATTGACCCGCATCATTGCGGATATCATAGCCAGGTAATACGCCACCACTACTCTAAAGAATAGTGGGTCTTCGTTTTGAGTTTTGTTGCATAGGAGTTCCACCAGCTCTTCGCTTTCAGGGTGGAAGTTCATTTCATCGAATGTCTTCATCGTGCTCCTTAATCAATAATGAGTGTGCCGTCAGCGAGATACATATCTTTCTGGGTACACACGGGGAATGCGTTGCAGTATTTACACGCAACAACTTGGCCTGGAACTTCAATAACGATGCCGACATTTCCGTCAGTATTTAAGCGAGCGTAAGCTTCAGCAGCATTATCGAAATTCTTAGTACTGCGTTTGGTGCTGGCAGGGTTCTTGTAGTATTTCCAGGCAGGAGGCTTGCGCCATAAGGCTTTATCGTCACATAAGGGGATTGCAGCTTCGTTTACGTCCCTGTAGCGTTGAAACAAATCCAACTTATGTTTGATGTAATCCTCAGTGTTACTTAAGTCCATGAGGGGGATAAGCTTCTGTTCGACTTGGCGCTGAGGGTACAGTTTGTCGCTCTTGGCTTTACCCGCCATCCAATCAGTAAAGAAGAACTGAATGGCCATGTGATCCCGGGTGATTATCTTTGGATTAAGCCATCGATAAATGCTGCCCTGAAGTTGGTAGTCTTCGTCTTTGGTATTGTTGGTCCAGGTGTAGGTACTGGTTGATTTAAAATCTTCCAGCCTGCCCTCAGCCACAAAGTCGAACTTACCGGATACTGTGAACCCGTTAATTTCCTTGGAAGTCCGGATCTCCATATAAACGGGGATGTCCTTCTTAGTCATTTTGTCGGGATCACCGTTGATTACTACACGGTCTATGACCTTTTCGGGGTAGCCAAGGCTCTTCATTGCTTGAACGTAGTGGCCTCCGGCCCAGGCCTTCTCAAGCCCGTCATGGATCGAGGTACCGATACGAGATTTCACTACAGTGAGTATGTCGGTGGTGCGTTCTTGTTGCGGGATTCGGGCAGGAAGTATCTGCTGCCGTGGGGCCTTCATTAGTGCGGTTGCTGAAATGGTACCTGGGTCGTAATCATAATGATCAGTTGCCAGGTAGACGGCCACAGACAGGGGTACACCTGTACCATTAAGGTAAGTAGGCATAATGTGTCCTTGGTTTTTTGTAAGGGGGTAAGAAGAGTAAAGGCGCTAAGAAAAGTTTTCTTGAGTTTTTTCTGTAATGACGAAGTCAGTTAAAACGGCGTCGTATTCCTGCCCCATTACTGTAATTCCGCGTGCAGCAATGTACTTCACGGCCTCCAGTTCATAAGCATCAGCCAGTTCAGCTGACCATTCAGTGGGGTCGCCCTCTTCTTCTGACGGCTCAGACCATCCCAATGCTTGGGCAATAAGGAGAATATCCCCAATGCCTTCATATTCTTCAATGATGAGGATCATGGTTGGCCTCGGACAATGTTGCTAACCAGGCTCTGCGAGACGCCAAGCGCTTCAGAGATGAGGTACCGGGGGATGCGTTGTTCCTCCATTTTCCGGATCTTGACTGATAATTTTGCCTTACGTAGCGTCACCCAGGATTTATTGGTCAATCGGTGATACATCGAGATGGCTTTAGTAATGTCTTGAGTAGTCAGCCCATACCCCAATACTGCAGCCAATTCCTGGTCAGTCTGGGGCTTTACTGCAAATAAACGCGCGAGGCGCTCTTTGGCAACTAAGGCTACGAAGTTAGTTTTCATTTGATTTAAACCAACTTGAGTAAGTCCTGGGACCTGCTCAAGGGCATATTTGGTACTGAATTTATGTGGCGGTGTTTTTCGCAACCACGCACGAACCTTACCGGTGAAATCCGGTAATTGTCTTGTTAATTCTGTTTGTCTACCCATGAGGGTCTCCTGTTTTTATTAAAAAATAAGCACAGAGCCAACGGATGTTGGCAAGTAGCTTGACTATAGTAGGGACGAATCCCCAAATAACTCAGAAAAAGCTACTTGGATTCTGTTAAATGGAGCAAATTTTAGATGTAACCAATAAATGGCCGCTCCAGCATATACAGAGGATTTAACTGATATCGATCTCGCTGAGACCGATACTTCTGGCTATGTGCAGATCAACCATGCGGGCGGTGGCGGCGGTACGTTGGGATTTGGTGCTGACTTGAGTATGCAAGGCAGCGGCTGTATTGACCGCCAGGTAAATTCGAACAACAGGGGTATAGCGTTCAACAATGGCGCAGGTATTAATGTCACGGGTACCGGAGTCCATGTTTTCCAGTGGTGGGCGTGTGGTACCCCCGGTATTCTGGACACTCTTCAAAACGAGGGTGCGGCAGTATTTGCTGGTGATGGTACGGGTGCGCTGGTCAGATTCCACATGGACGGGAACGACACGCTAGGTGCTTCGGCAAGAGTAGGTAGGTGCTACACCTACCGCTATGTGACTACCGCTAATACTAGTGCTCCATATAGAACATTGACCGGCACGCCTTCGGGCAACCCGCAGTATTTTGGTTCGAGTGTAAAAACTACTGGCGCGGCAAAAGGTGCAAACTTAGGGACTGATGCGTGTCGATATGGTACCGGTGCTTATATTACAGCGGGCGAGTTAGCAGATCCCGCAACCTTCGCCGGGTTCGCTACGCAAAATGACAGTATAAATAATCGCTGGGGGATCCTACTTTCTCTTGGTGGGGGTAACTACGAGCTACAAGGTACCTTTGCTATCGGGCGCAACAATAGTGGTACACCGACTGCCGCTTATTTTGTTGATTCAAATAAAACAATCAGTCTTCTTGATACGCCGCACACACTCACTGATTTCACCAAGTTTATCGTTGACCACGCAAGTACTGTTTTCAAATGGACAGGAATTACGATCAAGGCGCTGGGAACAAACAACCCCGGTCAGCTTCAATTTACTGATGTTGCGTACACCACTGATCCGGAACTGAACTCGTGCACCTTTGAGAATTTCGGAGTAACTGTTTTACAGGCAGAGGTTGTTGTGGATGGTGGCGCTTGGCGAGCGACTGACACCATCACTCCTAATGGCGCAACTATTACCGGCACGACTGTCGCCAACTGTGCTGATGCAAGCGGCACCCTGGTCATTAATTCCCCCGCTGAAATGGCCGCCTTGAGCGAGATGATCTTCAACGATAACAACCGCGCTATCGAGATCACGGCTGCCGGTACATACGCTTTCGACGGGCATTTGTTTAGTACAAACACTAAAGAAGTAAACTTCTCTGGTACTGGTACTTGCACAATTAACCCTTCAAACGGTTGCAACGTAGTACAGGGCAACTGTGAAGCAACTGGTGGCGGCACGATTGTTGTCAACGCCGTACAGAACACTTTTAAGTTTACTCTTAGCCCATCAATCACCGGGTATGAGTGGCGCGTTTATACCGTGACTGCTGTTGGCGGTATGGCAGGTGCTTCTGAGATCGATGGTGAAGAAACGGCGAGTGCGGATAACCAAACCGTAAGCCATACCTACACGAGCCAGGCAATCGCGGTACAGATTATTGATGACGGTTACATCGAGAGCATTTCCTATTTTACTTTAACGGCCGCCAACCTGGACGTCCCTATTTCATTAATTACGGAAGATAATTTATGACGCCTGAATCAAGTACCAACAATGATTTTGAACCACTTGAATTAGCTACTGCCTACGCATCATGGGTGCGTGGAGAAAATAAAGACCAATGGGTTGTTTATAACGGTAAAGGGGAGGTAATCGGGTATCTACCATCTGGGATTGATGAGCATGTAGCAATGGGTTCTATCAGACTCGGACGAGAATTTGAGCTGAAAGCATTTAATAAAGGAATTACATTTGGAAAACAGTCTGCAATCCGCGCACAGGAACAGCAAAATGAACATTACAGTGCACAAATAAAAACCCTGTCTGAAGCAAATGAAAGGTTAGCCGAACAGCTACACACATTTATATCGGGCGAAACATAGATATTTAACTGGAGATAGATACACATGGCAACGATTGATTTGTCGAACTATGCTTCGTCCTTGGCGCCTTCTGTGGCAGGACGATCTGGCAACCCTGATGGCAACTTCTTTTTTGATGTAGCTAATGGGCGAGCTGAAATTATAACTGCGGAAGAGCAGGCGTTTGTCGATTTGACCAAAGCCTCAACGCCTACCGGTACTGCTAACGTATTGGCTACCGCAAATGTAGATACCACTTACTACAAGATTGTCACCATCGGTACTACCGACTTCACCTTGTTTGGTGCGGCGTCGAATACCGTTGGTTTGATATTCCAGTCAGATGCGACCTCTGGGTTGGGTACAGGCACAATGAATGAATGTACCGCCAATCCTTTGAATGAAGACGATGGTATCAAGTTCGAGGCGATGTATGCCTTCGAGCGTCAGGAAAGGCGACTGGATGAAACACTACGTCAGTACGACTTCTTCTTTGCTGGTACGTTTAAGTTCGGTGGCGCGTATGAGCTTGTGAACGGGCGTAAGTTTGATGATGCTGATGGTTCTGCAACTTCAAACACAGTCGACGACCGATTCAAAATTCGTTCATCTGGCTGGATAGAAAAGAATGCGGCTGGCGCAATTGGTCGTATTTACTACGGTACAAAATCACTCGGAGTTATTGAAGCGGCATCTTTACCTTATTACCAGCTTTCCGCTGGTGGTGCACCTGTGCTCTTCGATAAAGACGGGCCTATCGATGAAGCTATTCAGGTATTCGGCAATGCTACTGTTGATGCTGATACCACCACCTTTGACACCAGAACCTACTTGTCAAATAAAGTTAGAACCTTTGGTAATAACTACGACGAAAAAATTCTGGCAGACTCAGGTGTGACTGAAATGGGCGGGTACTCTACCGGTTTCGCTATCGGTGAATCTGTGCACTTGACCTCTGGTAATTACACCATCGCGGATGTGTATGACACGCCTATTGCGCCCTGGTCAACTATGACCTTGGAAGAGCTGGACGTTGCTCAGACTGAGACGGGTTTTAACGAAGCCGATGGTGACTTCACTTGGGTAGTTAATAACCCTGCCAGTGCTAACTTGGATCAGATAGTTGCTTATCTGGATGCTGTTGCTCAGACGGATGATGATATCAACGCCCACGTCAGTAACACCACAAACGGACAACGCGTAGGTACATGGTACAGCTATAACGCGACAGGTCAGATTGTTACCAATGCGCCGTTTGCCAGTCAGGGGCTTTTCCTTGAGAGCGTGCCTACCGCTGACCAGCAGCGTGTTGTTTTTAACGACGATGCTGATGGGCTTAAGACCTATCCGTTTAATGTGGCGGTTTCTGTTGCTACCGGCCCCAATGCAACTGCGGATGTGTTGTCCTGGTATCACGCGTTCTTCCTTGATGGCCCATCAACCAATGACTTCAATACGGCAGGAGCATTGACCGTTGAAGACAATACTGCAACTGAAGTTAAAGGTAACGTGAGTACTGATGAAGCGAGTGACGCTATTGACTTCACCTTCGACTATGACGGCGACACTATCGGCGGTACAGCCGGTACTGATAAGGATGTGGTTTTCGAATGTGAGGGCGATGGCGGTGTAACAGCGGCTAAAACTGTATTCACTATTTCGCGTACTGCGATTATCAATGTCTCTTGCGTGCCGAGCGTGGAAAACAACGTATAGGGATCTTGGATGGCTATCGTTGATTCATTTGACGGGGTAGCTAGGAAAGTTTATTTGTCTGCAGAAACAGTAAACTCTACCTGGCACCCTGTTGATGTTTACAGAGAATATCGAGCAGCTAGAAGAACTGACGAGAATTTACGTAAGTTCAACCCGTTGCTTGAGTATGCCGGTAATATACCGAAGGGTGGCGGTAAAGCTACCCCTCGGTATATGTTGTTATTAGAAGGAACGAAGATAATTCCTTTTGACCAGGCAGGTTCTACTGAGGCCACTGGTGAAATTCTTACTGATGATCAGTCAGATCCTTTTGACGTCTCAACATTAACCGCAGCAGTCGTACTAAAGTACTCTCCCGCAGATGCTGAGATTGTATACATTGAATTACCTTCCCCAATCCAAGATAAATTGGATTATGACAGTCAAGTCATTATTGATCCGCTGAGTGGTTATAGTGGTACGACGCATCCTATAGGTACCTCAGCCCAACCAGTCGATAACATCGATGACGCCGTTAGTATAGCGGCTCTTTACGCAATTCCTCGTTTAGTATTTAGGGGAGCGGTTAATATAGATGTGGATGTTTCAGGCTTAATTATTGAATCTGAAACCTTTGACGGTGCAGTAAATATGCAGCTTGGGGCGAATGTACAAGGGTGTTTCTTTAAAGCCATACGCATTACAGGAAACTTTTACAACGCTGAAGTTAAGATGAGCCGCTGCGAGTTAGGAGACTGCTTTGATTTAAGCGGTGAATTGTATAACTGCGGTTTAGGCGGAACAGTAAAGATTGCTGCGAATAAAACGCTTGTACTGGATGGTTGTACGTCTCGTGTACCTGGCAATGGTTCTCCTATTATTGATATGAATACCGGCGAAGATACCCAGATAAGTGGGCGCGGGCTGTCCTCCGGAATCGAAATAATTAACTGCGACACAATAGGCAGTACCGCCACTTTGGAATTTATAGCAGGTCGGGTGAATATCGGTCCTACGAATACACTTGGTCTCATCAGTGTTAGGGACTCTCTGGATGTCGTTGATACGTCTGGAGGGGTTACACTGGATACATCACCTACGGTGAAGTACATCCTTAACAGTATAATTCCAACGGCTTCGCAAGTGTCTTCCCAGGTGTGGACAGATATACCTGCTGGCTTAGATTCCCATGCTGACATTACGCCTGCACAAATAGCTAATGAAGTATGGTCAACTAAACCACTAGACTTGACTGCTTCGTCCATCTCTACGGAAGTGTGGTTAGATAATCCTACTTTACTGGGAATGAGCGAGGCGAGCATTTCAGCTGAAGTATGGGCGAATCAACCGGTTAATCCAGTTACTGACGCTACTATTGCTGCTCAAGTGTGGTCAACTAAGCCAGCGGACTTAACCGCAGTAAATATCTCAACCCAAGTGTGGGTAGATAAACCTGCTGAGCTTGAAGTAGGTAACATGGCTAATCTGGTTTGGGCGGCCAAGCCCCTCGATTTAACCGCAGTAGCTATTTCCGCTCAGGTAGCGGCAGACATTCCTCATTTCACTATGGATGAAGCCACGATTGCGACTGCAGTATGGTCGGTTAAGCCGGCGGATTTGACGCCTATAGGAATAGCTAATCAAGTTTGGTTAGATAATCCAATAATATTGGATGCCCCTGGTGTTGCAGCTCAAGTATGGGCTACTATTCCAGGTACGTTAGTGCCTTCAATTACATCGTCAGTATGGACAAATATCCCTGCGACGTTGAATGCAACAAGCATCTCCTCACAAGTGTGGACGGATAAACCTGCTGACTTAACCGCTAGTAACATCTCTACCCAGGTGTGGCTAGACAGTCCGGCGGAGACCCTTACAGAAGCAAGTATCTCTGCGAAAGTATGGTTTGATAAGCCAGCTGATTTAACGGCACCAGCCATCTCTACAGAGGTATGGGGCGATCGTCCTGGGGACCTGGCAACTGCTGCTATATCCTCTCAGGTCTGGTCTGACATACCTGCTTTACTTAATCCTGCCGGTATCTCAGCACAAGTGTGGGCTGACAATACGATCACATTGACGGAGTCTACTATTTCGACTCAGATGTGGTTGGACAAACCAAGTGATCTTACGCCGGTTGGTATCTCGACTCAGGTATGGATTGATAAACCTTCAGATCTTACTGCTGCAGTGATTGCTTCAGAAACCTGGTTGGATATTCCTGTTAGCTTAAGTCCTCTGGCCATATCTACTCAGGTGTGGAGCGATAACCCTATTACCCTGAATGAAGCAGGCATCTCTGCTCAAGTCTGGGCAGATAAGCCTTTGGACATCAGCGCCGTTAATATCTCCACTCAAACTTGGCTTGATAAACCAATCGATCTAACGCCGGCCGGAATTTCTACTAAAGTGTGGGAAGATATGCCTACTGATTTACAGGCCTTAACTGTAACCACTATTGCCAGTCGAGTATGGGATTTAATCCCAGCTAATTTGGCAGCGCACAGTACACTGACTAAAGCGGATATCGCTGAAACAGTAAAAGAAGTCCTTCTTAGTACAGTGGAGTTTCCATAGATGGCAACCCTTTGGGATATTATTACTGGCGGGTCTAAACTACCTGTCGGTACTCAGACTAATTTATACGACCACATTACCAATCAAGATTTGATTGGAGGTAGCTGTGGCTTAAGTACAGACAGCGGGCCAAAGCCAGGCGATCCTGAATTAAATAATAGAGTCCTTAGTGCCAGGGCTACGTTTGGCGGCGTAGTTGTTAGCTGGACATACCCTGATATTAATTCTCATGCTGTTGCGCACACCTACTTATACCGGAGTACTTCAAGTGATGTAACTGCAGCTCCGCGCATTGCCATTGTTAGTGGCGATACGTACTTTGACCGTATAGAAAATGAGACCTTAACTACGTATTACTATTGGATTCGAATGGTTTCTACTAATGGTACTGTGGGAGATCTGATAGGGCCAGTTAGTGCCCTTGCGCTACCTGATGCTGATACAGTCAAAGATATCCTTCAAAGTCGTATTGATGATTCTTTGTTTGTTGCGGGATTAAGAGACAAGATAGACAGCATACAAGGACTTGTTTCTGCTTTAGACGAAGAAACACAAGCACGCTTATTTGGCTCTGAAATTTTTACTGAGTTACTCCAGCGTCATGAAGATGATATTAACTTATTAGGGGCGCAAGTATTAAGTGAAACTAACGCACGCATTCAAGGTACCCAGGTAATTGTCGATGACTTTTCTTTACTGCTTGCTAGGTTCAATGAAGAGAATGCGGCGTTTTTATTACAAGAAGCCACTTACAGAGCGGATGAAGATTCAGCTTTGGCTGCCAGTATTGAACTTACGCAAGCTGAGTTCGGTGACAATATAGGGCTTATTCAAAATGAATTAGGAATCCTTGCAACTGCGGATGGGGTTACTTTTAGTCGTATCGAAACCATAGAAACTGAAGCAGCAGGGACGACTGCCTTAATCCAAGAAAATAAAGACATAATTAATCTTATTGAAGGGGAGCTGGACGCTACTTATAAATTAAAAATACAAACCAGTGCTGGGGGCAGAGAACATGTTGCTGGCTTTGGTTTAAATGTGAATGATGCGGGTTCGTCATTTGCTGTATTGGCCGATAACTTTTATATATTAAGCGAAAGCGTTAACGGGGAATTAAGTAAGCCGTTTAGTGTGGGGACTGTTAACGGGGTATCCACCATTGTCATAGACGCACCTACATTGATAGGCGACGGTACAATTACGAATGCCAAAATCGGCGATACAATCGAGTCAGATGATTACAATCAAAACGATCCTCTAGCCGGTGGTTGGAGAATTAAGAAGAATGGTAACGCCATTTTTAATAGTGTTTATGTACGCGGGGATATTGAGGCTACTTCATTAACTGCTGGTAGCGCCATGGTCGATACGCTGAACATTGGGGATAACGCAGTTACTGTGCCT